TTGTCGTCAGGGTTCGCGTACTTGCGCCAGGCCGTGCGGTCGCCGCGGAACTTGTTCAGGTCGAGGCGTCCTGACCAGCCGCTGAGACTGCCGTTGGACGTGTACTGCCTCATCACCTCGCCGCGCGCTCCGATGTTCCACGGGGCGGTCTGGTAGCCGGTGACGAGGTTCGTCGCGTACTGTGCGATCCAGATGCCGCAGTTCAGTTCGGTCTCCATGCCGGCGACCTGCCAGTAGCCGGAGTCCATCGTGTAGATGATGGGGTTCACGCCCGTCAGTCGCTTGACCTCGCGCGCCCACCTGCGTGGCCACTGCTTGTCGCCCCAGGCGGCGTTGTCCTGCGCCTCCCAGTCGAGGATCAGTACGCTTTTGCGAATATATCCTCGCACGTTGTCGACGAAGAACCTGGCCTCGGTCTCGGGGTTGCCGCCGCGCGCGTAATGGTAGATGCCGGTCTCCTTGCCGCTGTCGATGGCGCCGGCGAGCTGACGGTTAGCGTCGGTGTTGACGCCGTTGGACAGGCAACCACCGTATACGCCGCCGGACCCCCATGTGGTGCCGACGATGACGAAATCTGCCGGCACGGTCGCGGTGTCGATGCCGCACTGCCAGTTCGAGATGTCGTATCCGTTCATGTCGGCCATCGCGGCTGGCGCGACAGCCATGGAGATGGAGACCGTGAGCGCGGTCAGTAGCTTGCGCCATTGTCGGCGTGGATTCATGTGCTTGTGTCTCGGTTTGCCTTTGTTGAGGATGTTCAATTCCTCTCCTTTCCTTTGTCCGTACCGTCCGCCTTGTACGGACGGTGTGGAAATCTTTTGAATCTTTCAATCTGTGTTCGCGATATGCGCGTCACGTATGTCTTGGATCATCGAGGTTCCGGTTCCATTGCCGCCCAGACCGTGGTAAGCGGCATATATTCGTTCCGCGCTTTGCTTCAACGGAATGCTCGCAACACCACCTGCATCGACCATCTGACGGTGCAGAGCCTCGAGTTTGCAGAACAACAGTTCCCTGACGCCCTCATGCAGTGGATCGTGACGTTGGTCGACCTTGCTCAGAATCCAGGTGACGAACACGCCGCTGCCTCCGCTGCCGATGATGGCGACAACGATTGCGACGATGGTTTCCTGGCTCATTGGGAATCCTTCCGAAAGGAAAATCCCACACGTGGCTACCGTTGGAAGCTGCGATAACCACGTGTGGGATTTTGGAGGTTGAAATGTTGTTGGGAACGTTTGTGGATGAGGTCTGGTGGCCCTCCTGCGGGAAGCTTCGCGAGTGCACGAGGGTGGGCTACGAGTCGGCCTACCGCTGCCACATCCAGCCGAAATGGGCTGACGTCGACATGGAGTCGATCACCGCGAACGACATCGAGGAGTGGCTTGGCTCGTTCAATCAGGCCGGCGCCGCGCGCAAGGCGTGGGCCGTGCTGCGGGCGATACTCCGACTCGCCTATCGCAAGGGAGTCACCGACAATGACGTGACACGTCGTGAAATCAGACTGCCGCACCTGCGGCGGTATGAGCCGCGCGTGCTCGACGCCAGACAGGTAAGACGGCTGCTCAAAGGCTTCTACGGTCACGCGTTGGAAGCCTGGTTATTGGTCTCCGTCTGCGCGGGACTGCGCCGATGCGAGTCCGTCGGCATTGAATGGGCCGACTTGGATTTACGCCGGGGAATCGTGACCGTCAAAAGGTCAGTGCAATGGGTCGCTGGACATGAAACGGTCACCGACCCGAAGACCGACCAGAGCCGACGGACGGTCGCACTACCACGGTTCGCAGTCAAACGGCTCGCGCAATTGCGCCACGGCAGAACCGGCAGGCTGGTCGGCGATCTGAACGCCAACCAGGTGGCAGCTCATTACACGTCATGGTGCCAACGCATGAAACTCCCCTGCGTGCCGCCAAGGAACCTCGGGCACACCTTCGGCACTCTGGCAATCGCTGCGGGAGCCGATATCTCAGTGGTCGCACGACAACTCGGTCACAGCGACATCAAGACAACCGCCCGCTACTATCTCCGCCCCGATTTGTCCGTGCTGAGAAGTCTGCAGCGGGCATGGGAAAGACTCATCATCGGAGCCGCGTAGCTTTCCGTAGCCCTCACTGCTACCTTTAAGTTTCAGGACACAGGATCGTTTGTTGGCGCCCTATATGGTGGATCCAACACGATTACCGTCAAGGGCAACATGCTGTATGTCGATTTGAGCTCTTTCAAATCAACCGTCCAAATCTCGAACTATAGGGTCTGGTTATATCAGTCAGGGATACGTCCATCGGCCACAATTGGACTGGGATGTGTTGGATCAAGTCTTGCGGATCCGCGCTACAACAAGCAAGCGAATTGGAATCCAGATGGCAGTATTACGTTACTTGGCGGGGTTGGCAGGGAGAACATTCTGATGCAGCGTTTTTCCATGCCGATTCCTAGTGGAGTGACGTTCTCCTAGACAAGTGGCACCGTGATACAGCCTTCGACCCATCCCCAGTTTGCGCTTACTGTCATCTTTCCCGAGGAACGCAAGACGATGGCGTCCTGCGCCACCTGCACTTCGACGCCATGCAATCCGATGCTCGAATTGGATATTGCGGCGCAATGTACCTCGAACGCCGCCTCCAAACCGGCTGGGAGTTTGAGAATCTGTGACACCTCCCACTCTTTCGCCGCGTTCCAATCGGTGTTGAGGCGATTGGCGTGGAATGCGACTAGAAGCATCCTGCCGACCAAGGCGGTGCGGTAATTCACTTTCCAGTTCGTGTTCGGCGCGGAAAGGGTTACGGAAAGCTATTAAAAGTGGATTTCCACGATTCCGCCTGTGACAGCCACCTCGGGACCAACGAGCAGGTTGACGGTCCCGTCCGGCGCGATCGATACTTGGACTGACCGCTGCAGATATGACGGGTGAATGAATGGAATCGCCACTGTCGTCCCAGACGATAGTATGGCTCTGCCATTCAAAGCCTTAATCGCATTCGGATTGGGTATTTTCCCGATTGGATAGATTCCTCCGTTGCCATTGCTTTTCCCAAACGGCAGGGTTACGGAAAGCTATTGCAGTGCCATCCAACAGCCGTGCGCCGTGGAGTAAGCGGATTTCGGGTCGCCAAGCATCTGCACCTTCCCATCACGCATGACAAGCAGGCTGAAACCGCAGGACGGGAACGATATGATGCTCTGGTCGGCGAGCGGACGGAACGCTTCTGGGAAGGTCTCATTCGCCGTCGAGTAGTTCTGCTGTCCACTGCCGTCGAACTTGACGTTGCCGTTGATCGTGACGATGCGTCCGACGCGACATAGAGTGAGTCTGCTGTTCGTGTATGGAGGTTTCCATGGCTGGGTTACGGAAAGCTATTCAGGCGAGAATGTAGGTCATCGTCCCGGAGAACGTGCCGCTGTTCTGCCCCGCGCCACAATTGACATAACGGAAATTGCCATTCGTTTCCAGAATGAAATCACGCTGGCTGCCACCATCACGCCCCGACCACGTGCCATGCGTGACGACCGCAGGCCTCCAACCCTCCGGAATTGTACCGAACTGTCCACTGCCCCACGAGTCAGTGCTCGCGCTTTTCCAGTTGATGCTAATCTGCGCAATCTTGCCAGACTTCACGCCGGTCACGGTGCCATACTGTGATTTAATCAAAGTCTGGGTTACGGAAAGCTAGAAATCATGGGATTGGGAAACAAAGCGTGCCGACGCAATCCTGATTGCTGCCAACGTTTCCCATGTTCGCCACTCGGATAGTTCCATCAGCTCTGGCCGTGAGGCTTCGCGCCGTTTGCCCATTTGATACAAGGCAGACAGTCGACAAGTCAACGATGGGACGATACCAGGACGCGAGCTTTGCCGGACATTCAACAGCATCCCAACTGCCCGAACCGATTTTCCCACTGAACTTGATCAAAATCATCCTGCCGTTACGCATGATGATCCAATTGGAATCCTGGTACAGGGTTACGGAATCCCACAGCTGGCTCATCGGAGGCAACTGCTTGACAAGCATGACAGGAGTTCCAGCGGTGATGCCACTGATTGGAATGCGGGCGATCGGAATCCATACGGTGCCGGAATTGTTCAGGATACTACCCGACGGTACCGTGGGGTCAGCCGCCGTGCCACTGGTGGCGGTGCCCTTCAGCACCGCGAGCGCGATCGTTTCGATGTTGTTCGAGTCTCGCGTGTATTTCACGCAGATTAGGTCGTTGCGGTTCCGTCCTGTGACTCCGCTTTCGATGGTGACGGTTTCCGCCGCGGTGACGCGTGCGTATCGTCCTTCGATCACAAGGTTGAGGACCGGGATGAGCGCTTTGTTTGCTGACTGCATGGTCACGGCGGGGAATTTGCCGTCGCCGCCTTGCAGCAGGTAGTTGCCGTTTCCGACCAGTCCGGCCTGCATGGCTCCTTGGTCGCTGGATGTGATGTGCGGAGCGCCGGCCTTGCCGGTGATGAGATTCATGGTCATGGTCATTCCTTCCTATCTGTTGTGTTGTTGAGGTATGCGGCGTAGGCGGCGTCCTGCGTGGCTGCCAGCGCTTTGAACGTCTGCCAGCATGCGGTACAGACGAGCGCGCCCTGTGCGACTCCGTCGACGGTGGTGTGGGTGATGTCGTGCCAGTCGCTGGAGGTGCGTGGGTCACCGTCGGCGAGGTATGCGGAGGCGTGGCATCGGTCGCAGGTGTATCTGGTGATGTTCGTGGTTCGTGCCATTGATGTTCCTTTCTCTTTCAGGCTGTGCGCTGGTAGATGTGTCCTGGAAGGATGGTGTTGCATTCCTTCCAAGTGCCGCCGTAGGTGGTTCCCGGATTTGTTGTGGCGGTGGTCCAGTAGAGGGAGCCGACCGGGTGGGCGGCGATGAACGCCTGGCTTGCGCTCATGCCCGTCTCGCCCTTGTCGCCCTTCGGGCCGACGAGGCTTGTGTTCGAGGCTGGCTTGAACGTCACGTTTTTCCCGGTGGCTGTGATCTGTGCGTACATCAGGTTCTTGCCGCCGTTGGTCATGGCGAAGAAGTATTCGCCTACGACCGGGGCACGGTTGAAACCGAGTGTCTGCCAGTCAAAATCCGAGCATGCGGACGTCCAGTATCCGGATAGTATGCGTGTGATGATCAAGGCAGGCAACCCGGTCTCGCCGCGTTGGCCGGCCTCTCCTTTCGCTCCGGTGGCCCCGGTCGCGCCAGTGGCGCCGGCAGGGCCCTGCGGTCCTTGCACTCCCTGCTTGCCTTGCGGTCCGGTGTCGCCTTTGGGGCCTTTGACGTTGCCGAGCAGAATCTTCGTCATATGCGCTCCTTACTTTCCGTCATTGATCATGTAGTACAGGTCGCCCGTCGCCGGATCGTAGGAGACGGGAGCCGCCGACGCGGTGGTCGTATCCGCGTACACGGCGTACAGGTCTCCGTTCGGGTCGACCTGGAGCGTGAAGAATCCTGATGCAGGTGCCGTCACGCCGCTGGCACCCTGCGGACCGGACGGCCCCTGTGGACCCTGCATTCCCTGAACGCCCTGCGCTCCTTGCTTGCCTTGCGGGCCGGTGGCCCCGGTAGCT